CCGCGCTTGCCTTCGGGGTGTCGCTTCCAAGTCTGCCGCTCGCGCAGGATCGCCATGCTGGACGCCTAGCACGGGCTAACTATTAGCCGAGCGGCCAGATTGAAAATGGGCCACTACCCAAAATCGTATATGGCCACGCGGTGGCGCGTTGTGTCAGGGGGTGCGATCCCAGCGCCGCGCCTCGGTCACGAGATGCGTTCGATCTCGGACTCGGCGAACACGCGCCCCATCGCTACGCCGCCGTCCACTTCCACGAACCAGCTACGCTCACCCTGGAGCGGTGCCATCAACACGCCCGATCCGCGCGTGCCGTCACGTGTCCACCGCACCCGATCGCCGGCCTGCAGCGGACGGTCGGCTACAGCTGACACCTCGCGCCGCGGGCCGAGGGGTTGGCACTGCACCATCGGCCGCCTATCCGGCTCGATGTGCGCGGGCTCGTCGTTGGTTGCGGCCAGCTTCATCTTCTCGATCGCGGCGTCCATCGCCTCGCGCAGGTTGGTTGGGCCAGGCTTGTTCGAGAAGCGCATGCCACTCTCAACCGCCGGCGCACTCACCCACAAATGCGCGCCAGCCGGCACGGTGTCACCCGGCTTTACCAGCACGCGCTTGCCGGCGTCGCTCGTGTAGTAGAGATGCGCTTCCGGCGTCACGCTGTCGACCGTGATCGCAGGCAAGTTTATGCCGACGCGCCCGAAATACTCCGGCGGTCGTGGACTCACCTCGATGGCAAGCTCGCCGGGCTCGAACCGCGGATCGCTAAGCAGCGCGCCATCGTAAACACCCAGTTCCACGCCCATGTTGGCCGCGCGCCGCAGATGGTCCAGCGTCTCGTCAACCGCCCGCTGCGGAGTCTTGTCCCCTACGCCACGGCAGTTGGCGCAACACCCGATCCAGTCGTCTGCCTTCAGCGCCGCGCAGCTGTAACAAGCTTCGTTCCCGGCCGCTCGACGGCGGCCGGCGAGTGCGTTCAGCTGTTCGCGCTCGGCGGCGGTTACCTTTGCAACCAGATCTATTTGCTCTGGCCGCGGAAACTCCGCGCGCGCCAACGCCATTACCGCAGCAGCCCGTTCGGGTCCGAGTGCGTGGAGGACGGTGGTCGGTCCAAAGTATTGCAGCGACTGCGTCGTAGTCGGCACTGTCTCTGTCGGCGCATCCTGCGGCGGCTGCCATCTGTCACGCCAGCCGCGAGGCGCCGTGCAATAACTCGCGTGCGGCGTAACCACGCCGAAGCCGCATTGCTCGCAGGGTTTGCGTGGGTCGTTCATGTCGTCCTCAGCGTCACCAGCGTCACCAGCGTCACCAGCAGCGGTGACTTTCGCAGTGGGCACCAGTCGGGAGGCTCTGGCTTACCAAGCCTAACCCATCGCTGCGCGCGCGACTTGGTCTCAACGGCTTCCGGGTGCATACACGCGCAATTGTCAGGAGACCATGTGGTGTTCTCAAGAAACGGACAGTCCGCGCAGCCCGTGACCTCGGCGGTGGTGATCGTGTCGGTCACGGGGTCAGCTCCTTCTCCTCATGCAGCACGCAACCAAACTCCGCCTTCGTCACGAGGCACGCGAAGTAGTCGCTCGCGTCCTGAACGAACATGACTGCATCGTCCATCCAGGTGGCGCAGCGCTTCTCAGCCATACCGCAGCCTCCTATCCGGCAAGTTCCGCGTCAACCCACTGGTCAGCGTTTCCGCCGCGGGGGCGAAGGTTGGTACCGACCCCACCTGCGAGCTCGCCGCCCAAACCGCGAGCACCAGCGCGCTCACGATATCCCCGTGCGCACCGCCTTTGCGCGGGCTGCTGATGCTCAGATTCCCGCCGGCCGTGGGTCGGGCCACGACATCCTTCAGCTGCGCCAGCAGCCTCTCGTGGCCGGCCGACATGCGTAGCCGACCCTCACGCATCATGGTCCGCGTGGCCACGTACGGGACGGCTGGGTCGCGCGGCGCTTCGGTCAAGCTCCACGTTCCACCCTGCTCGCGCACGGACTCGATATAGTGCTGGTCCGCCAGTACCTGCTCGCACTTGTGCTGCTTGGCCCGTTCGAGCAGTTGCGCGATGGTCTCGCTCGGCTTCAGGCGTTCGCCTTTGGGCACGATGATCTCGAGCACCTCCACCAGGTCGATGTGATAGCCATCGGCGTGGAGGCGCACGACGCATGCTGCGCTGGGGTCTTTGCGGAAGCCGGTGTCTAGGCCGCAGAACGTGCGGGCGAATTGCTGCATCGGCAGCACGAGTGCCATATCTTCGATGATGCTGAGTTTGATGGCGGCGGCTTCGAAGAACTGGGCGGTCCCGGCTTCCATCGGAACGGCGTCGTATTCGAGCATGGCGTTCTGCGCGTCGCGCGCGCGTTCACTCGCCACCATCTCGGCCGTGGTCTCATCCGGCTGCAGCGTGGTGGTCTTGGCGTGCACGGCGATCGCGTTGACCGGCGTTCCGAAGTTGGCTTTCCACAAGTTGTAGAGCAGACCGCCCTCGGTCCATGGCGTGGATGGCATCATCACCTGCGCGCCCGGAAGCAGCGCGGGACGCAACGCGAGATAAATCTCCTCGTCGTTCACCGCATAGTTGCCGTCACGAAAGAAGCACGCCTCATCCATGACCGCCGCGAACAGTGTGCCCGACCGTGCTCCCAGGCCGCCGGAGCTCGCAGCCTTGCACACGATGCCAGCGGTCTTGCCGTCCGGTCGCAGCAGCACCAACTGCTCGGCCGTGTCGTGCCGGATCATGGCGGCGATCTCACTGTTGGCATTCGCTGCGCCGGAACAAAATCGCAACACCTGCCGCGCCTGGGACAGCGTCGGGGCGATGATGACCCCGAAGCCAATCTCGCCCTTGGCCAGTCTGGCCAGCGAGTGGATCAGCGCGAGATGCAGCACGCGTATCGCGCAGACGTAGCTCTTGCCCGCGCGTCGGCCGGCAAGGATGGCGACGATAGCGCGGTGCATCCTGCCGAACTCTTCGGAGGCGCCGAACAGCTCGCGGGCTAGTTCGCGTTCTTCGCCTTCGAGGTCGCGTGGCTCAACGCCGTCGAAGCACACGAGGGCGAGCACGCGTTGTGCTGGGGTGAGTTTGATCTCGAGCAGCTTGCAGAAGTCGATAAAACTAGTCGGGATCTGTATCTGCTGGGAGCGCTTCGACGATACGCTCGTCGCCAATCTCTGCCTCGACCATTGGCTCACCGCCTCCGAAACGTCGGGCAGCAGCGCGGTGTACCTTTTCACGTTCTGCATCGGTGATGCTCGGGTCGGCCAGAATCTCGTCGAGCGCCTTCATCACCTGCTCGCCGATGGACTGCTGCGCCTGCGCCTTGGGCGTGAACTCGTCGGGGAACCAAACTGATAGCAAGTACTGCGATGCGTTCGGCGTTGTGAACCCGTGCTCCTTGAGCTTGTCGATCTCGTCGCTGGCCAAGTCCGCCTTCACCTCGAGGACATCGGCCGCAAACGAGGCAAAGGGTTCTTCGTCCAGCTCTGCCCTGCACAGCCAGTCGTACAACGTTCTGCGCCCGATGCGCGCCTTTGCGCACGCGAGTTGGTAGCTGCCCGCACGCCGTAACGCGTGGAGAAACTTGGTCGCTCTCTCGGGTGTGAGCGTGTGCGTTCTTGCCATGGACTATCATTGGTCGCGCGCGCGAGACCGTGTGCGGTTATTGTGTCAGCGGAATGCGTGCCCGCTGAACTGCAACACGCCCAACAGCAGCAGCGTGAGCACAACGATCACGAACAGCGCTGCTTTCGACAGTGGGGTGATGAGCGCCGTGGCGATCTCGATCACCAGGTAGATGATGGCTAGGACTACGAGGATTGTTACGAGTGGTGTCATGGGGTTACCTTTCGAGAATCTCTTTTGCTGTCGTAGTGCCGAAGCGCCGCGAACGTCAGCCACGACAATCCGGCCGCGCCCCAGTTCCACGCCAGCGCTAACTCGCCGTTCGATGCCGCGTTCACGCCGAGGACGACGCCCAGCGTTCCGTTGAACACGGCGATAAATGTGGTTGTTCGATCCGTCACGCTCTCACCCACTGCATCAACAGCTCCACGCGCCCCACATACATCCCGCTACGGCGATTCCCTGGACCGGCCAACAACACCCGGTCTGCAGCCTCATCGTAGCTGACCACCTTCCAGTCGAGCGTGTCGTCGGGCCGCTTCCAGCGCTGGCCGGTTTCGATTTGCGGGCGGGGTTGGCGTTGGTTCACGGTCATGGTTTGCCCTTCGTCGCCCACGCTTCCCGAAACCTCGGGCTGGGCGCGCACACACCGTCGACCAGTTCGCGGCCGAGGAACGCTGACACCACGCCTTGAAACCTGACGTGTACATCTGATATGAAACCAGGATTGGAGATGCTGGAGCGCTCTTCCCGAGCCGACTGTTCTCGCTCTTCCATCACTTGACCCTCAGCGTAACAAGCGCCTGCTCAACGCGCAGCGGACACCACTCTGGCGCTGTAACCATGGAGCGCTGGTCCACGTTTCGATCCTGCACGACGCTGGGGGCTGCGCGCATACGTGACAGCGGGTGATCGCAGACTAGCAGCCTTCCGCGATTGTCGTCCCACGCGACGCTCATCGGACAGTCGCTGCATCCGCTTACGCTGATCTCAAACGCCATCACTCCACCACCTTCCACCGATGGCAACTCTCCAGATGCCAGCACGTGAGACACATGTGCTCGCCGTTATGCGCCATCACGTCCACCGCGCAGAACGCCTTGCACACTGGCTCGGCGATCTCTTCGATGGTGCAGCGCTTCTGGCCGCATGGGGATTGGTCGAGCATCACCCTCGTTTGGCCTTCCGCTTAGGCGCCACCGCCGGCAGCTTGCCCGTCGCCACGATCGCTATCGTCTGCACATTCGCCGGCTCGCTGGTACGCAACATCTCTTCCGGACACAGCCGATCCGCCGCCTGACGCAACGTTGCTGCCATGCGGGCCGCGTCGCTTACGTCTGACTTCGACATCGCTTCCACGTCGCATACGCGCAGCTCATGCACCGCGGTGATCTCTTGCAACGCCGCGACTACAAGGTTGACAAGCTCGCGTGTGTTTGACCGCTGTGCCAGATTGAACACGTCGCCGAGACGCATGTGCCGGTCCTGCTCCTCCAGCATGAACATCCGCTTGGATACGTCGTCGCTGAATCCGCACGCGTCACCGATCTCTTTGTGTCCCAGGTTGACTCTTACTCGCGCGCTGATTAGCGCCCGTTTTGCTTGCAGTGAGCCTGCCTCTCGTATCGCGCTCACCTGTCGTTCGCCCATGATTTGCTGCTACATCTTCCTGCTGGTCAGACTGTAAAACTGGTTCGCAAATACCCGCGCTTGACCGGAGCAGCCGAGCAATCGCATGCCCGGCTTCGGGTGGTCGCCAGCTTGTAAGCTGCCCCAGTGGCTGGCATTTACGCAAGGGGTGGTGAGTTTGCCGAGTTCCCAGTCCGCTACTCGCTGCATCGTCGCGCGCCAAAATCCAGCGTACTTCGACCAGTCGAGATTGCGTGGCCAGTGGTCCGGGCGTGCGTCACCGTCGTACGAAAGCTCAAGCAGCCAGGGGCGGCGGGCTTGCTGACTGTCGCTGCCGAACAGCCGGCAGTAACCGGTCACATGGTCGATGAGCGTGAGCGCTGGGTCGACACGCTGCCGTTGGTGCCACCGGTTCGCCAACGCGCCAAGGATTGCGAGCTGCTCTTGCGCTCTGCTGGCACGACCGTCCGTGTCCACGCCGACCTCGGCTGCGAGACAGATGGCGAGTGCCCGGTGGAGTTCGAGCGTCCACTGGTCGGGCTCTACCGGGGGCGGAAAACGCCTTGCTTCTGCAGGCGTTTGGCCGCTTCCTCCATCGCCCCTTCCATGTCCATCCGCTTGACCGGCGCGTCCGGATTGAAGTCGGGATACCACTCCGCGAGCACTTCGAACGTTGCCGCTTTGAGCTTGGGCATGTAGCGGGCTATCTGCGCTGGGCGTGACATCAGCGAACGTCGGGACTCCTGCTTCGCCTTGCGCTGTTGGCGATGCGCCTTCGCTGACGTGGTCTCCACGCTCATCCCAACGAACTTGCGCTGGGTAGGCGCTACCGGCGTCGGTCGCTTTGGTGATTCCGGATCGTTCACGTGCGCCTCGTAGTGATCGAACGCTTCCCGCATCCGCGGTGGCAACGGTGACTCTCCCGGTCGCCAAGCCTCCGGGCCCGCGTTCACGTTGAACAGCGGCTCCTCGTCGAGGGTCGTGTGCCACGGCGGCGTGCTCTTTGGCGTGTGCATCAACCGTCTCCTGCAGGCTGTGATTTTGCTTGAGCAGCAACGCCTCTGACACCAAGAGCGCCAGACACATCACGCGCATGGTCGCGAGCATGCTCATACCTCGTGGCTTCCTTCGACGCCGCGGCCCTCTCGATTGCGTGTACGAAGCTCCAGCGCTTCTAGCGCCTTGCCTACCGAGGCCAGAGCCACCGCGTTCTCGACGCACGCGTACTTGCTCGACTGAAAGCCGCGTAGGCGATCGGCGACGATGACCAGTAGAGCTTCGTTTGTGATTCCGTTGATGCCAGTCGTCCCGATGGGGCCGTGCTGGAAAGACAACATACACCCGTAGTCACACCCAGCCTCGCTCATCGCGGTGATGTCATACTCGTGACTCGCGTTGCCGTTATTCGGGTCGGGCTCGTCTGCCTCGATCTTGATGGCGCGATTTGTGGAATTGGTGTGGTGTTCGGTTATCAGTCTCATGGTCCGGTTCCCTTCAAAAGCTGCACCACCGCCTCGAACTTCATCCGCGCGCTCTCTTGCATCCGCGGATTGCACGCTTCGTTCCTCGCCTCGTAGAGCCGGCGTTCGGCCACGTCTAGCTCTTGCGATGGCTCGTGGTTGCGCTGCCTGGCACGCACGTTGGTCAGCGCTTCGTCAATGTGTCGGAGCAGCGTGTCCGCGTCGGACGGCTCGGGCTCGCTGGGGCCGATGGTGAATGTAAGCAGATCGGCAGCCACGGTCCGCAAGGAGGTATCGCTACCTGGACCAGGCTCACCGTGGCCGCCGTCTGTTGCCGCAATCTCGCCGCACACGGCCGGTGCGTCAGCCGAAGCTGAGCTGCTCGAGTCTTCTGGTAGCGCGGGCGGACCGAGTTCGATCCTTCCCGCATGCAGCGCGGCATTGATGATAGCGTCAATCTCTGTTTGCCCATCCAACAAGCGCTGCACATGACCGTTGGTCGGCACCGCGCTTGCCGCATGCACGCCTTCCGCAACCTCGTCCAGGTCTTGCTGTGCGTGAAACTCGAGGACGATCACGGTCTCGCGCAATCGATTTGCAATACGTGGCTGACACAACGCGTCCATGAGCCTCACCGCTTGCTCGACCGACAGCAGCATCTCGTACAGCACGCCGTGCACGAGTCGTGATTCTTGGTTGGTGGCGTCGAAGGTCAGCATAGGTCCACCAGCCCTTTGCGCACAGTCGCGATGGCCTCGCGCTGCGCCTGCGTCTCCGGTTCCAACACGCCAGTCAGACACAACCCCATCTGCAACAACGCGAAGCAGTCGGCCTCGTTGTCCGACTTGAACGAGCGCTTGTAGCGATTGGCCAACGCGCTCACCACCGCGGACTTGTCACCATTCCCCTTGCCGCACGCAAACTTCTTGAGCGTAGTGGGAGCGACTTCGATCACGCGACCCACGTGCGGCGCGATGCGGTCGTACAAAATCCATCGGAACCCCGCACGGTCGAACGCTGCGCCACCCATACTGCCAAACGACTGGCCCTCGACAACGAGTAACGCCGGTCGCTTGGCTTCGGCTTCCGCCACGATCGGGTCTGCGAGGTTTCGGAATCGCGCGAGCGTCGCACGGATACCTTTGGCTGCCTTGCTTTTGAGTTCGTTTTCGAACAGCGTTGCGCCGTCCGATGTTGCGAACGCACAACCAGTGAGCGAAGGGTCACACGCCATCACGGTGGTCATCGCGCCGCCCTAACCTTCCGACGCGCCGTAACCCCAGCGCTGATCTGCTCCGCCGTCCGCTCTTCTCTCCGACGCGCAACCGCTTTGGGAAAGTTGGAACGGCGCTTACCAAACGCGGCGTTATGCAACATGTCCCGCGCGGCGATCACCGCGCATTCTTTACAGTGCTTCGTGGTCGCTCGGCGCCAGTTGGTTAGCGGCATGATCTGGATCGCGCCACACTCGCATCGCACCTCGGCGAAGTACGATTGCGCGATACGCCACAGCGCGGAGAGGCGTCTCATGCCGAGTTGACGCGGGGCACGTATCACAGTGTTGAGCAGGTCGAGCGCGAGTGCGTCACCGCTCACAGTGTCATCGTGCAGCGGTACGTTGACCGCTCTCGACATGTCGCGCTCGATCTTTTCGGCACGAGGTTGTGCTCGGTACGGGGCGAGCGCAAAGGTCAACGCCCAGCGTTCGCGCACGTGCTCGGTCGGTGGTAGTGGCGCGCGGACCACTTCGTTGACGTAGACGATGGTGGTGGCGTCGTCGGTCATGATCGCCCCGCCATCTCAAACGGCTTGCCGAGTAGGGTCTTGCGGCCGTCTGCAGATCGCCCACGCACTTCCCAACCGGCCACCTTGAAGCAGTAGCCGGGGTTTCTGGATCGCGCCTTCTGGTCGAAGACATACGTCAGCATTCCGTCAGGCCCGCAGCCGTGGCCGCTGGCTACCAACTCGCGTTCCGCCGCGAGTACGAGTTCCGAAGACAGCGTGGTCGACTCGTTGCGGAAGATCGTGCAGGTCCAACCATCCAAACCGTTCATCTGTTTGATGCCAGCGGTTGGGTCAGGTCGCCACCAACCAAACACTGCGTCGTGAGCGACAAGCACCACGGTTTGCCCCGGCGGCATGAACTGCGGCGCACCGGGTTTGCGCCGTGAGTAGTGCCGATCAGCCAGGTCGCAACCGCGCTGATCGAACTTGGTCACGCGATGCCAGCCGGCCACCGGCGTCATCACTTGGTCCGGGAACATGAGCTGCGGCGCGATCACGAAGCCTCCCCGTGTTCCCGCGCCGCCGTCCGCTTCCCCCGGTCAGCGCAACTACACTTCATACATCGTCGACCATCGGGCCCATCACTCACCCACTCGTCTGCCCGAAACTTCCGGATTGCCGATTGCGCGCAGTGTACGCCACCACATCGGGCGGTCACGATCAGACGCCCAATGTCATCACGGTGCATACCGATTCGTCTGTACAGCCCGCGAGTGGCCGGCATCATGGCTTCCACATGACGGGTGGTAGCCTTGGTCCGACCGCCGAGCGTGCGCTGAGGTGGTAGAGGTTTGGCGCGGATGCGCTTGGGGTGTTGTGGCTTCGGCGGCTTGGACTCCGGCAGCGTGTAGCGCTCGGCGGACCAGCTGTCGCGGGAGAGGTGGCCGGTGGATAGCTCGATGGCGGCGTTTCGGTAGCAGGTGAATTCGCTGGTCATGGTTTGATCGCCTCCGCGCGACGCACGCTCACGAGCTGCGCGAGTGTTCGAAGCCTTGCTGAGTCCGAGTGTTTCGTTTCTTCCAACAGCTCAAGCACAGCAGCGTCGTACTCGGAACGATGCGGTTCGTGGTCGAACCACGCCGCGGCCTTCTCGAGAATCGCTATGCCTTCGAGATCTGTACTGTGCGGGTTGCAGAACATGTCGCTGCCGGCGAGACCTCGGAGCCACTCGGCTGGTTGTCGGGTGTTCACGAGAGAATCTCCTGCTCCGGCCGCTCGGCACCCAGGTGCCAGTGTTCGTGTTTCACCATGAGCACAATGTCGTCGACCAGGCCGCATGCAACAGCTTGCGACCCGCCGGCGGTTACGATCAGAACCGCGATGGCGTCTGCGAGTGTGCCGAATTGTTTGTCGTCGTGCGCGTTGACGGCGTCGATGAGTTTGACTGCTAGCGCGTGGGCTCGGGATGAGCGGTTGTGGTCGGGGGTCATGGTTGACCTTTCGTTCTGCACTTGCACGGGAGTAGTTCGAATGTGGAGCCACCGGCGGACTCGATGCCGATGAGACGCGAGAGCCTGGCGATGCCGCAGCGATCGCACGTGAAGAGTTCGCTTGGACGCGTCTCGCCGAGTTGCTGTTGCTTCATGCGCGCACCGTGTCGAGGTGTGCTGCGAGTACAGCAACCTCACCTTGCTGAGCGCGTGTGCACGCGTGGATTACGGTTGTGTGATCACGACCGAAGACGTCGCCGATTTCGCCGAACGTCATCCGAAGGCGCGTGCGCATCAGGCTCATCGCGACAGCGCGCGCTTGCGATAGCCGTGGGGTTTTCTTCGGACTGGTGAGTTCGCGCTGCGTGAAGCCGTAGCGCGCACACACCGCGGCGATGATCACGGGCGGCGTCTCGACCGATTGGAGCACGGGAGGCACTGGTTGTTTCGCGGCTTTCGCTTGTTGCTCGAGCGCTACCAGGCGGACGACCTCGAGCACGAGGCAGAGTGCGGTGTCCGGGTAGTCGCGGACGATTTGTTTGGCGATAGCGCGGGCGGTGGTCACTGGGCTTTCTCCAGCACAGCTTCGTGGATCTGCTGTTCGCGCAGTTCCGTTTTCTCGTTCACGTCGAGTACGCCCCAGCGTTTCGCGATCATGTCAGCGACCTTGCCGGCGGCTTCCTCGTTTCCGAGATGGAAGAAAGTCCACTGCATCCACATCGCCGTGCGCAGTCGACGGCGGTTTTCTGCAAGACACCGCGAACGCGCAAGTCGCTGATCGGACCAAGACTTGTGCGCGTCAGACGGCTTTTCTTCGGGCTCTCGGCCGGGCCATGCCGGTACGTAGACCGGCAGAAGACTACCGCCGTCGAGTGCGGCGGACTCCGCCACGCACGTGACCAGGGTTGTGATGTCGTGCTTGCGATAAGCTTGGAACGCCTCGAGCCAGTTGGCGGTCGGTGGACAGTGGGGTTCTTGTTGTCGATCGCCGTCCATGGATTCCTCACACAAGCGCTTCGAGGCGGTTGATTTGTTGAGTCAGCTCGCTCTCGCGGATGTCGCGTTCGCGAGGCGGGAGTTTGTGCAGTGTCTTGAGTTCCGACTTAGCGCTCTCGAGCGCGTAGCGTCGGCTTGCGGTTGCCTTGTCTTCGGGGCCGACGGCCTCGGGGTTCAGCGCGAGCCACTTGCCTGGGTCATTCGCCCAAGCCCAGAACGGCCAGCCCGCTTTGGGCCCGTCGAGCTCGCCGCGGGCGTGTTGCAGAAACTTCGCGATGCTCATCTCGCACGCGAGAATCGGCTGCTCGGGGTTCTCTTCGTGCGCCCACTCCAGCGCCTTCTGCGCGCGGTCGTAGTCCGAGCGTTGCACGCGAAACGCACCGCCCTTCTTGGCTTTCCGCATGCGCGAGAAGAGTTGCTCGAGGGTCTTGGAGTCGCAGACGTCACCCCGGTCTTCGGGCTCAGGCACGACGTACGGCTCATCGAACCCGGGCGGCGGTTCGCCGACTGGCGGACGCTGGTGGTTGGCCGCGGCGGTCCTGCGCGGAATCTCCGGTTCGAGATCCGGATCCAAATCATCTACATCCGCGCACGCGTTGGGGTCGTTGTTCCTTCTCGTAGGTCCTTCTGAGAGGTCGGGGTCAAGAGTGAGAGTCTCATGAGGATTTCCTGAGACAAAAGGAACTGGAGATAAGGGCGCGGGAACATGCGGCTTTCCAGGATGCATCACGCGCTGATGTTTCTCCCAGTTCCGGATCTCAAAGTAGCGCTGCCCGCGGACCTCATAGACCCCAACAAACCCCATCTGCGAGAGCCTCATGAAGGACTCATGAAAGGCGCGTGAGGGGTCTGTCTCGAACGGAAACACCTGTGCGGCGAGTACCGGTTCGATGAACCGGCCACGACCGTAGTCGTCGGCGATCAGCAACAGCGAGACCGAGAGCACGCGGGCGCCGAGACCAGCGCGCAAAAGCAACTCGTCCTCGAGCCACTCAGGTTTGACTGTTCGAATGCGACCCATTTATCGAGCCACCCTGTTCCACTCGGCGGGAGTTTTGGCGCCCTTGTCCCGGTTGCATTCGGCGCACGACGTCGCGAGATTCTCGAGAGAGTCAGATCCGCCACGGCTCAGAGGCTCGATGTGATCAACCTGTCCGGTTTGGATGCTCACCGGCGCTTGACAGTACCGCCACGCCCATCCGTCCCGCTCAAACACCGCCCGCCTGGGCAGCGGACCGCGCGCGCGCCACCGTCGCCGACGTTCCTCGACAGACTCCTTGGTGTCCTGAAGCTCCGACCAACCGCAGAATTGAAAACCGTCGTCAGTGCGTGACCACAGGCCAAGCGATACCAGGCGCTCAGCGACAGCGGAGACGCGGCCACCAAACGGGGTTAGTCTCGACAGCCGCGCACGGGTTACGTGTCCGTCGGTAAGACGGTTGCGACAATCGCAGCCGGCGGCGAGCCATACCGCCAGACACTCGGCCCATGCCACTGGGTCGGCTAGCAGCTGGTCGAACACCTCGCTGTCCGGAAACTTTTCGTGGACGTAGAACATGCGTTAGTGCGTCTCCGGTTTTGCGTGCCGCGCGCCCGACGTGGCAGCAATCATTGCGCTTCGCCACGCAGCCCAACCGTAAGACGCCTGGAGAATCGCCCTCATCTCGGGAAAGGAAACTCCGGCAGCTCGCGCGTCTTTGATCACGCCAATGGACAGGCCGTCGTTGTATCCAAACGCCTTCCTGAGTATCGCTAGAAGGTGCGCCTGATCCTTATACCCAGGGTCTTCGCGCTCACGTTTTCGAACAGCCGCTACGCCACCGATTTTATGAAACGCCTCGTTCGGATCGGCGTAGTGATCGAAGCTGATTGTCGCGGCGGTTAGTATTTCTGCCAGCCCGAACTTTCTGACAATCTTCCGGAGCTCCTTCTCACCAACTTCGTTGAGCACCTTCTTGTGTTCGTCGAACAGCTCGTTCACGTGCGCCAGTGCCGCATCAAACTCCATATCCTTCGACTCCGTCAGGCCACGATGCCACTCGAGCATCAGTTCAATCTGCTCCTTGCGCGCTTGAAGCTCTTCCAGTTGGCGCCGACGCTTCTCCACAACCGAGTCGTCCGACAACACCCGCGCACCCTTGCCGAAGTTGCACGGCTGGCAAGACGTGACCAGATTCAAGATGTCATCGTCGCCGCCTTCCGCGACCGGGTGGACGTGATCGACGTGAAGGATGACGTCGGGCGCCTTGCTGCCGCAGTACTGACAGGTGAACGAGTCGCGCTTGAAGACTTCGAAACGCAGTTTTTTGGACAAGCTCTTCCGTGCCATCTCAACCACCCTCCGCGCCAAACAAAGCCTCTTGCCGCTCATCCACGGTTCGCACCCGCCTCGAACAACCCCTGCTGCCGGTTCGACGTCACGCTCTTCAGGTTCCTTACCGCCTGCATCCAATACGATGCTTTGAGCTCCGCGCCGATGAACCGCCGACCCTCCTGCAGGGCCACGTAACCCTCGCTCCCGATGCCGGCGAACGGTGACCACACAACCTCGCTCGGCGCCGTCCAGAGGCGCAGGCAGCGTCGAATCACACCTAACTGGAGGGCACAGAGGTGGCGCTCGTCAGCGTGTTCTCGCGCCATCCGAACCTGCAGCGTGTTGCCGGGATCGATCCCACTGTCGTCGTCCGTAGACTTCTCATCCGCGTTGCAGATCGCAAACCCCTCCTCATCCATCCCGTCGGTTGTCACCCACACCGGACTCGCGTAACGCTGCCAGCGAGACACGGGGAAGTCGTCGTGTGTGTGCGCGACCGGATCCGGATTAGTGCCTGGGTTCCGCATGACAACCAGATAGTCCGGGATGCCCTGCCTCGACATGGACGAGTCCTTCCGAATCGTCTTGTGCAGCAAACCCAGAGCCTTCGTGCGCTGCATGGCCTGCACCGGGTCTTTCCAGATGCACACTTCCGAATGGAAGATGAACCCGTGCTTCTGATACGCGCGAATCATGTCGCCGCGAAAGTCACGGATGCCGATGTAGCCGTCGCGTTCCTTGCTCGTGGGCAAGTTCATCACGTGCATGGCAATGAGCCGGCCTGGCTTCATGACACGGCGTTGTTCCTCGATCAGGTAGTCGTAGTGCTCGAAGAACTGCGCATCGTTCTTGACGTTGCCAAGGTCTCGCGGCGAGTTCGAATAAACATACAGGCTCGAGAACGGTGGCGAGTAGACCGAGAAGTCAACCGAAGCGTTCGGTAATCCCTTGGCAACTTCGATTGTGTCCGCGTTGTAGAGCGACCAGTTGTCACCGTGTGCCTGCGATTCAACGTTCATGAGGCCGACCCCGTAAGCCAAGATGGTTTCTGCATCGGTTCGTTTGCCCGATACTCGTTCGTTTGCCGCCGCGCCCCGCGAACCTCTGCGCGCACAACACCGGCCGTTTCCGCTGATAACTCCGCCGCCATTGCCTCAGCATCCCGCTCCTTACGCTTCAGGTTCTCGACCACGGCACCCTCGAGTTCGGATGCAAATACATGGACGGCAACTGGCTTGGTCTGACCAAAGCGCCAGCACCGGCGCACGGCCTGGTGGTACGACTCCCACGAGTCGTCCACGCCAACAAACGCCATGCGGCTGCAGTGTTGCCAGTTCAAACCGAATCCGAAGCACTTAGGCTTCGTGATCAGCACCTGCGTACGTCCCATACGCCACTCCAATTCCATCGACTCTCTGTCGTCGAACGGCGTCGATCCTTGAATCGACACGCACGAAATACCGCGTTCTTGGAACAGCTTCTCTAACGCATCCTGCTCCGTGTTGAGCTGGCACCAAACCAACCATTTCTCTCGACTTTCGCAGGTACTCGGCGGCGGCGTTGTGGCCCTTGGCAGACAGCGCCGCCTCGCTCTCTCGGTAGCGGCCGAGTCGCATGTTGCAGATGTTGCAGAGGATGCCCCGCACTCTTCCGTTGGAGTGGTCGTGGTCGATGTCGAATCGCCGGCGCTCGGTTTGTCTGCGTCCGCAGATGGCACACAACCACTGTTGTGCTTCAAGCATCGCGATGTATGACGATTCGTCGAGTCCGTACGTGCGGAGATTTTCTCTGAAGGATCTTTCTCGATAGGCGTCGGCGTTGGCCCGGTAGTACTCCCTGAAGTATTCTCGCATCCGATCTTTGTTGGCGACCCTGTATACGGCGTTGTAAGCGTTGCGCTTCTCAATGTGTCGGAGTCTTGAATTGCGCTGATTCTCGAGTCGCTTTTCACGATTGGCTGCGTAGTAAGCGCGCCAGTATTCAGGGCGTGATTTTCCCATTCAACCATCTCCACCAAACGCGCGACCCGCGCGCCAATCGATCCGCGGCGCGCTTGCCTGCGCTCCATCAATCCGGCAGCGGGCTCTGCGAACAGGAGGCCAGCGGCACGCGTTGACTCTTCGTCGGCCGGTATGATGTGGTGCTCGACAGTAAGCGCGGGCAGATCGTAGTCGGTTGCGTCGTATCCCAAGTCTGCCGGCGAGCGGACCAGCGCACCCCAGCTCGCGACGAACCGCCAGAACACGGCGCGTGCGTGGCCCTTGAGGCGCCACTTCTGCGTCTCGCCGCCGTCGTGCACGAAGTACTCGGACAACATCTCGGCGCGCGAGCACACCCCAAGAAGCTCAGCGTGATTGCCCAGTTCCGTGTAATCGTTGGGCGATGGCGTCGCGGTGCACGCGAGTCGAAACGGCGTGTTCGAGAACGCAAGCAGCAACGCCGCCAACGTCTTGCCGTTGAAGGACTTGCAGATGCTCGATTCATCCCAGACAACGCCGTCGAACATGCTTGGGTCGAACAGGTGCAAGCGCTCGTAATTGGCGATGTTGATGCCGGGGCCAACGTCGGCAGCCTCGCGACACACGCGAACATCTATGCCGATGGCAACACCTTCGCGCGCGGTCTGCGCAGCAACGGCGAGCGGCGCAAGAATCAGCACGGGCTTGCCGGTGTGTTTGACTACGGCATCAGCCCACGTGACTTGCATTCTGGATTTGCCTAACCCGGTTGCGCAGAACAAGGCCGCACGTCCACGCCGCAGCGCCCACTGCACAAGGTCACGCTGGAACGCGAACAGGTGCGGCGACTCGACGACCGCATCCACGATGCCGGTCGGCGTTGAACGTTCGAGCTTGGTCGCGACGAAGTCCTGATAGTTCATGGCGTCATGACCCCCGCCAAAGCCCCAAGCAACACCAACGCCAACCACGCGGCGCACGCGGCGGTTACGAGCTCGTCGAAGCTGGGCGCGTTCAAGACACCACCGCCTCTCGCGCGATGGACACGAGCCACTCAGCGAACGCCACCGGCGTGCGTCGGCGCTGTTCCGCGGAACACACCTTGATGCCGGGCGGAACTGCACCACCGCCAACCCGGCCGTTCTTCCGCATCTGGTTGCGTGCGCCGCTCACCCAATGCGTGGGCGTTCCACCAACGCGGATGCCGCGCTCAACCAGCTCGCGGTCGACGCCGACGAAGTAGAGCCAGGTCCTTTTGCGAGCAACGTGGCCCCATGAGACTTGGCAAACCTCGACAGAGAACCCGCGCGGCACGCGCGATCCAAACATCGGAACGCATTCCCACCCAGGGTTTGGCAGCTTGCAGTGTTCCCAGAGCTTCGATCCGGCTGGCTGCTCAAGCACACCGCCGTGCTTACGAACCTGCTCAACCGCGATTGGTCCGCAGTCGGCATGCGCGCCCTGGCTTAGGTGCCGCAAGCTCGACCATGCGCCACAGGGCGGATGCGCGATTACCGGCAGTGGGCCTGCGTACGCGCGGGCGTCGCGCGACTCGTCCCATGCATCGACGTCGAGCATGGCCGGATAGGGGCCGAGCCTGTCCACGTAGAGAGCTGCAACAACTTGTGTCACATCGTCCTCCGCTCACGAAACCATGAGGCTCGCGCAGGGTAGGTGTACCGATAGCGCCGGCCAGCTTCGGCCGCGAAATTGTTATTAAGCTTCACGCCCACAACACGCGTCCGCAGCTCCTCCCAAACGTGCTTCACAGCGATCTGGTTGCGTCCCTTTGCGGCAGCGTCATCAATCAACTCATCGGCAATCTCGCAGAACATCGACCAGACTTCGGTGTGACCTTGGAAAAAGGCTCTCGCCTCCGCATCCCAGTCCCGGTTAGCCGGCCGCAGCTGCCGCCTACGCTTGCGCTGGACCGGCGTCGGTGTGGTGCTGGTGAGCAACGAGAAGATATCCGTCTGGCGGGCGGTTGAGGTCATCCGGTAGGCTCCTCAATCCCCGGACGCATGCGCGAGTCGACGAGACCCAGCGCCGCATGCCAGTTCAAGAGCACCGCGGCCGAGCTGATCGCGTGATGCTTCGCCTTCTCGACGTCACCGCTCACCGCTGCGTGCACAGACTTGCCGGCGAGCCAGCCGAGCAACCAGAACCAATCGCTCGGAGCTTTGCCGGAGTCGTGTTCGGTGCCCCAGCGCTCGCGTTGGTGCAGTGCTTCGAGTTGCACCGCGGCTAGGAAGTTGGTGGTGTGCGGCGTGTCGATCGAGTCGAGAAGATGTAGCGCGTGGTCGATCGCGAACTGATACAGCGGCGCGTCTTCACGCAGCGCTTTGAGTTCCGCGATGGCTTCGGCGTTGGTCATTTGCCAAACTCCAGCACGCGCTTGGCGCACGCACGCAAACGGTTCTGTCTATTGCCGAAGTTGCCAACCGTGCACCGGTCTGCCATCGCGAAGGCGGCGTCGAGCAGCTTTGTTACCAACGCCTCGCGCTCGCAAAGCATCTGCCCGAGTTCAAGCGCAGCGTTCCACTCATCGCTCCGCAGTTGCTCGTCAGCTTTCTCGTCAAACTCGCCGTCCAGATAGCGAGCGGCCTTTACGTAGTCGACAGTCTCAGCGCCCATACACGCCTCCAAGCAAAGACCTCAACACCACCGCCAACACACACCGCCAAAGCGCCAGCGGCCGATAGTCCACCAGATGCAACGGATGAATCACCTGACAGAACTCGCGCGCCTTGGTCTTGCCGAACTCCATCCCGGAACTGTGGCCGCGGTTGAGATAGAACTTGCGGACTCGGCACTGGTCGACAGCGCTCCACGCCTGGCCGATCGCCATACCCGCGGTCCGCTGCTTCGGGTTGGCGTCATCGAGTAGACCGGGTTGATCGAAGAAAACGTGGCTCGCGAACGGCGCTCGACCACGATCAATCTCCGCGCGTACGCAACGGAATGCGAAATGCCTATTGCGCTCTCGCAGCACGCGCTCAACGAATGGGCGCAGGAACGCGGGGCAGCGCTCGGGTGGGATGCCGCGGAGAGGGCTCTCTACCACGGTCAGCTTCATCCACGGCGATTGCGTGGCGCGGGTGTTGGGCGTGCTCATTCGGCAGCCTCCGCGCCAGCTGGTTTGCACGACAAATCCGCCGCTATGCGCTGCAGTTCAGCGGTAGCGTCGGCAAGGTTCTTGGCCATCCCCTCAATCTGAATTTGTCGAGCAACGATACGCTGGGCGATCGCAACTTCCTTGCCGAGCCGCGCGCCGTCGTAGGCTCTGGAGATGGCGATTCCCGACGCCTGCTCAAACGCGTTCACCCGCGCAAGCAACGAGTCGTAGTCTCGTTTCGTCCACTCGAGTTTCTGCTCAAGGTTCTTGATCGCGCGCTGGGCATCCTCGCCCGCAAGATGCGCCACGTCCTCACGCAGCTTCATGGTCGCCGCCGCGACAGCGTTACCTATGAGCTGAGTCTCACTGCCAACGCGATTGCGAAAGATGGCCGCCACGAAGCTCGCGCACGGCGGCTTGGCATCAAGCTTCGGCGCTGGCGTAACGATGCGGTTCGCCTTCGCGCCGACCTCGATCAGTCCCCACGTCGATGGAAGCTCACCGGGCTGCACGATGCCGGCGGGCGTAGCTATCCACCAGTAGTCGCACCACTGCTGAATAGCCGCGCTCTTCTCGGGTTGCTTCAGTTCAGCCATCCAGTCCGAACGCGACACCTTCACCTCGACACCAGCAAACCAGATGCCGCGCGATGGCCACAGCGACACGACAAGCGCGTCAGCGGTGCGCGTGGTCGCGCCATAGCCGGTCCCGTTGCGAACCTCTGGCAGCACGGCATGCGCTGGCGAGCTGAACGTAGTCGCGCACAGGCGATCGAGTACGGCGGACGCTGACCAGCTTTCTTTGGCGACCTTCACGCGACCTCCGTTTACCGATAACCGTCAACCACCAGCATCACACCGAACACCAGAACGCAGAGCGCTTGCAGCGCGAGCGTGGTCACGCTGGGAACTCCCGCACGCGCAACGACTCAGGCCACTCGCTCGGGTCGCCGCCTTTGCGGTCCTTTAGTCGGGTGATGGCCCCGTAGTCGGGGATGACAGCCGGACACCGATGTCCGCCCACACCGTTCTCCGCGTCGACATAAGCGGAGCCGAGTTGCTTGCAGAAGACCGGCACGCTTGCGTGCTGGCACTGGCGCACAACGTCGCGAATCCAGTCGACCGAGCACTGACGCGCGTTGGGCCCACTCTCACCACCGGCTACCAACCAGTCCAACCCAAACTCCCAAGTGCCGCCCGTGTTCGGCACGGCAGGGTCGGGATGCTGCAGACGGCGACCATCGGCGGAGACCAACGTGGGCTTCAGGTAGCGCGTGAAGTCGACGGCCTCTAACGCCGGCTCGTACGAGACCCAGCGCACAGCCGCGGGGCATTGTAAGAGTAGCGGGATGCGTTCGTCGGCGCGTTGCTGATCCTCACATGACACGCCGAGGTGCACGCCGCGCAACGGCCATGGGTAGCGTTTGAATGTGCCCTTGATCGGATGGAGTGGGAAACGATCACCCAGCAAGTTGTATGCGCACTGCTGCACAAACATCTCCGCGCCGGACGGTGTCTCGGACTGGCATTGCACCCACCGAAACCACTCGAGCATGCGTTCTGGACGCTTAGTCAAGCATTGGAACGTGTGCCGCGGACACGCCGCCATCACACCGAACACCGCCGCGATCTGTTCGTTGGTGATGTCGGAGTGAAAAAGATCACTCATCGAATTCACGAATACGCGCTGCGGCTTTCGCCACTTCAGCGGTTCGCCCAGCTTCTCCGGAACGAAGCGCGCGTTGCCGACCCAGCGAGGTCCGTGCTTTCCGAGTATCGTGAGCCCCTCGTAGGACTGGCCCTTGCCGCTGAAGCGGTGGGCTTGGCGCTCGGCATAGCAGCCGCCGGCGGTACCCGTTCCGCAACCGGGAGAGACGCGCGCGCATCCCCGCGTTGGGTTCCAAACCGCGTCACACCATTGAATCTCAGACTTTGCCACGGCGCGCATCCTCTCTGCTGTGATGGCAGCGCGAGCAAACGGGTTGCACGTCGAAGTGGTGTTCGGCCGCATAGCCCATGTGGTGATCGTATTCGTGACGCAAACCCTCGCCCTTGTGGCCGCAGTCTGCGCACGAGATGTCGTTGGGATTCGGACGCCGGCCCGACTGCACTTCGTGGTTTACACGTGCCCTGGCCTGCAGCTTGTCGCCATCGCGCGCAGGTTTCGGGTTAGGTCCCGGGCGTCCGGTCTTGGGGTTTATTGCAGGCGCAAGGTGCCACCCGCGTGGATTGCCAGTGCTTCGGCTAGAAAGGCAGCGTGCTGCCAATCGATCCCATCGAGATGGGTCGCGTCCAAAAGCGCCCACTGGATGCCAGACACGGCAGGCAGTGCACCACTTTTCGCCGGCAGCGCGTCTACACGTGTACTCGCTGAGCGAACAGCCCGTCTTTACAGCGGCCGATTTGATCGCGCCAAGCCGTCTTCCGGTGCGGCCGTGCATCTCCGCGCTCATTCTGTCCCCCGCATCTTCGCAGCAATCGCCCGCGCTTCATCCGCAACCGCATCAACCGCCGCCGTCAGCTGCTCCGCCCTCTGCGCGTGGTCCGCGTCCCGCTCGTCTTCCACCCAGCGACGGCGACCGTGTCCGTTGCGAGCGCGGGACTCAGCGATGAGTCGCAGCAGCGCATCCACCACACAATCCGGAGCGATCAGCAGATGCGCTAGATTCGGCGATTGCCCGGCTTTGGCGTTTGTCCAGATCGACACGCGAGACGCATCAACGTTGAGTGCGCGGCCAAACTCGACGACAGACATCCCCACTTGGCGCAGCGCGCGCAGTACGAGCAGCGAACACTGGGAGGAGAGTGCTTCCCGGAAGCGATCGCGGCCGATTTTGTATTGACCACGGTGGCTAGCGTGGGTAAGTGGGGCCGGTGGAGTCACGCGGACACCTGGGAGCTGGAGTGGACGTCGCCGTTCAGCAGGTAATCTGTGGTGACGCCAAAGACAGCCGCGGTCATTGCGACGACGTGGCCCCTCGGCGCAGTCGTGTATCCACTCTCAATCCGCTGCACCGTTTTGAGTACAACGCCAGCACGCACGGCAAGCTGCGTTTGTGTAAACCCGTGCGCACGGCGCAGGCAACGAACGCGGGCGCCAAACCCGACCGAGGCGACCACGTTCGCCGCAGCTACCTGCGGCGCGCTCCATGCAATCGAAACGACGCGCTTGGGATCGCCGCTGCAAATACAGCGGATTGGCGCCGGACACGTTGCTGTTGGTCCGGAGGTAACCCGGGAGCCGGACATCTCGCTGCGAACGTTGTAGCCGCGGACATCTGTTCCGTAGAGCGCGATGAACGCGGACTCCACCGCGCCGAGGTCCTGCCAGTTCGTCGCTGTGCCCAGGCGTTCAATGCAAAAGTTCTCTTCGCCGAACTCTCGAATCGCTGCGTTGATCTCTCTGTCTTGGCCGGTTCTGGCAGACGAGAGATGCTCGAGAAAACGTGCTCGGATGCAGCGCGTCGTCATCCCGATATACGCGAGGCCGTTCACGCGGTTGAGCAGGCGATACACGGAAGGCGCCGTGCATGTTGAGGGCAGATTCATGCCGCCCTCTTGCGTTTGCGGCCACTCCCGTCGCGCCACCGAGCCGAATCGATTCCGGTGTACTCCTCGATCAGCATCGCGACTTCGAGGCCCGGTCTGCGCAAACCACGTTCAATCTTCGAGAGTTGGCTTGGGTCGCATCCGATGGCATAAGCGGCATTCAGAAGAGACAGGCCGGCCGCCTTGCGCCAAGCCTTCAGGGCATCTGCAGCATTCATGGATAGCAATAATGGACGGCAACCAGGACAGTAGTCAAGGACGACTTTGCGAAAATCTTGGGCGACAATCGCCCGTCATGGGGAAACCAAAAGCAAATCGGGTAGCTGGGGAGCGATTGCTATCGCTGATCGAGGCAGCCGCCGGCATAGAGCGCGGCCTACAGATGCCGCGCGGGCTGCCGGCGGCCATCGGGCGCAAGCTCAAATTGGACGCGAGTCAACTCTCGCGGCTATGGGACAGCGGCAAGACGGCGAGCTGTGGCGCCGACACAGTTGACAAGGCGGTCAAGAGGACCGGCGTTGCGCGCGCGTACTTCACCGACCGCGCGCTGCGAAGCCCGCACTACCGTGACCACCTCGGCGGCAGGCCAGACCCTTTTCCGCCGGGTTGGTTTGAGCGGGAAAAGGAGCTGGATCTTGACGATGACGATGATGAAGACGAGGACGTGCCGCGTGTTCCAGCGTCACCGTTTTTAGAGTCAGCACCAACAGACGCGAGCCCGCCAACCAACGGACTGGCCGGCGGCGTAGCACTCGGCTTCAGTTTTGCCGAGTACACACGCTTGATTGAGAGCCTGGACGACCGGGACGCAAGAGCGCTGATCGCCTATCTCGACACGACCAAAGAACACCGGCTCGTGACGATGGAAGACCTCAAACAATACCTGGCAGCGCTGGGCGCTCCCTCGAATAAGCCACCGTCGAACCATCCTCCGACCCGCCATCTACCGTCCGGAGGATCGCGCGGCGCAACCCGCCGGCGATGATCCGCGCACGCAGCTGGCGCGCACTAACGTCGTCGCTGGGGAGCTTTCGCCCGATCAACTCGGCGCGTGCCAACTCGGTGAGTACAAGCGTGTGCGCCGTGTACTTCTCGCAATGTGCGTCATAGTAGATCGTCCGACCGACCAGCGCCGCACCCGACATCTGCGCGGCCTCGACTCGTAGACCCTTTCCTGTTGCGAAAGCGATAGGATCAACCCACTGCGCTATCCCGGCTGACCGAAACATCGACGACGCAATCCGATCCAGAGCCCAACGCGTCAGCATCCAATCCCCACCCTTCCCGAACAGCTAGCCAGCGCCAAGGACCGGAAGGTGTCAGGGAGATGACGGACGAGCAATGGTGTGCGAAAGATTACAAACGCCAACACGCGCGGACAAGCTAGCGTAAGCTAGTCGCCGTAGCCGTGTGCGGCAGAATGCGAAGCCCTCCACCCTGCGCTTCGGCCGTACGTATACCGACAGTTTCGCAGCCCGCTTCGAGCCGCACGACATAAGCGGCCTGGCCGGGCAAACGTCGCGCCCACACTGGATATCCCGAGCAATCCTGCAGCTCCCGGCGTCCGAACTCTCCAGCCGCCTGTGCCGATTGCAGCGCGCCGAGCGGCGTCCAGTCAGCAAATACCACGGCACCAACCGGGACCGTCTTGTCGTAGTCCCGCGCGAACTCCGCAGCCGAATCATCCTTCAGCCAAGGCGAAAGAAAATACTTGACGTCGTTTCGGTAGGCCAGCGCGTGCTCGTTCTTCGGCAGATGGAGCAGCCCGCGGTCCGCGGCGAGCACCACGAGTACGAACGCCAGCGGCGCAGCGGCGACAGCGCCGGCCGATACGATTGAGCGCCAAGCCGCGTCGGCAAAGCGCCTCTCGATCTGCAGCCAGGCGAGCACGGACAACAAAGCGACACCCGGAAGCAGAAATGTGAACCGATCGGCGACGTCGTAGCTCAATGCGAACACGAGGTTCGCGATTGCAGCCACCCAAACGGCGCGCTCCCGCCAGTCCCGCGGATAGAGCAGACCAACAGCTTGCGGGCCGCACAGCGACAGCAGCGCGATCACGGCGTACGCCTTGCCCGACCAGAGGCGGTCGAACCGAAAGAGGCTGCTCTCGTACCCGCCCGGGTGATCGGTAGCCGGCATCGCGTTGGTCAGGTAGGCGCGCGCAACCTCGAACGCGGACCGCCCATGGTGCAGTTCGGCGACGAAGCCGAGAAGGCAGGGTGCCAACCCGACGAGCGCGCCGATTCCGGCGAGCAGCGCTGACCCGCGGTAGACCCACAGCGTATAGACGTAGAGCGGCGCGACGCACAGGAGCGTGACCTGGTGCACCGACAGCGCCAGCCCAGTGAAAAGCCCAAGCAGAAGCATTCGAACGCGCGGACCAACGCGGAGCCGCAGGTCGAACACCACCCAGTAGCAGCCGAGCACCAGCAACGCGTTGAGCAGGTAGACCTCGACCTTCGTGGAGATCCAGAAGACGCAGTGCGCGAGGCACATCGTGCACGCGGCGAAGATGCCGGCATTCAGGCTACCGCCCAGCACGATGACGATCCGCGCGACAAGGATAGCAACCAGCGGAAGTAGCAGCGCGTTCAGCAACGCGAGACCGCTCGCTCCGAAGCCGCCGACCACGAGTGCGGAAATCGCGTGAAACAAAGGGTGTGACTGCGCTCCGAGCTCCGCGGGGAAGATGACGCCGCGGCTCGCCTCGTAGAGGAACGCGCCGCTGTCGCCCCATTGGACAGCGCTGCCGACGGCTGCAAAGCACACAAGGAAGACGAGAAGCAGTAGAGACAGACTCAGCCAGTTGCGTGTGGCGAGCGCGTTCATGACTCGCCTCCCGCAGACGCGCCGCTGCACACAACCGCGCGATCCATGCCCATCGCGCAGTAATAGTTGCGCCCGTGGCAGCGCGCGGTCCAGCCGTCGCCATCGCGTCCGACAATCTCGATATCGTCTTTCGAGCACGGCACGCGTCCTTGCGTCATGCGCAGCATGTAACCCCGCTCGCCGCCGAAACAGCTGCTGCAAAGAAGCGCTGACGTTGCCAGCGCAAAGCCTAACCGAAGCATTCTGGAACCTCCCCTAGCGCGTCGAGCCTTGCCGCGACGCTCGGCGGTTGCTTCGTTACCACGCTTTTTGGCAGCCGCCCAGAGCTGCAGCGTCTGCGACAGAAAAGCGCCCTACGGCGCCAACTTGGACGGTCAGCAAGATTTTTTTGAAAAAGTTGGTACTCGATTTCTGTAATAAATACGCGCGCTTATGCACGTATTTTGGCACGGCATCACGGCTGTCCTTGTCGTCAGTCCTGGACAACTCTTGTGGTTCGATTTATTGTCCCTCTCGTCAACGCAACGCAGTCACACGGGGAGCGCAACGAAATGGGCAACGGGAACACGGAGTCGGGCGACACCTACGAATCCTGCCACCAGATCGCCGACGCCGTCTGGTCAGCAATCCGCCTCCACCACCTCGACGCAACCGGCCGCGCGATCAACCCGCGCATGCTCAGCCTGGCTTACCGGGCGGCCAAAGCGCTCGGCAACTACCGGTTGGCCGCGCATGAGGCGGACGAGGAGCACACGGCGAACGTGTTGCGCATCACCGAGCACTTCGTGCGGTGCGAGCGGACCGGGATGCTGTTTGGGTTTTTGCGAGGTGCGGCGTGAAGTTCGCAAAGAAGCTCAAGCCGGAAATGTTCCGGTCAACACACGAGTTTCGCGCACACTTGCGCGAGCTGCACCTCGACGTCGAGGGAAAGAATCTCGTCGCCACCGACGGCCATCGCATCATCGTGATCCCGGTTGACGTAGAGCGCGGCGACAAGTCTGGCCCGATCACAGAGGATGCCATGAGAGCGGCGCGCGGGCACGAAGACAAGGGCACTGACCTGGCCCGAATCGAAGCGAAGCGCGAACTCCGCACCGGAATCAACGGCAAAGGCCCGAAGTTCCTGCGCCCAAAGAGCGATGTCAGCTTCCCGGTATACAAAAATGTCATCAAGCAACCCAAGGGCCAGACGGTCACGTTCGGCGTCAACCCGCAATATCTACTCGACTGCGCCAAGGCAATGGGCGTTGAGAACGTCCGCGTAACAGTGGTCCTGGAGGCCAAGCACGAACACTCGCTCAACCCGCTGTTTGTGCGCTCACTTGACGCAAACAAATCGGACGGCTTGTGCGTGGTTATGCCGGTGCTCACGCCAGAACGGAGTCCACGCCGATGACCCTCCGCGAAGCCTTCCCTCTCTCCCTAATGGCCGCCGCCACAGAGTGCGCGCGACTCGCCTCCCTCGCGATGTCCGTAGTGGTCACCTCCCAAGAGCGCCGCGGGCTTGACCGAAAGCTCATTCTCGCCGGTGCTATCGCCGAGCTGATCCGCGGTGGCAGCCGACTGTTCCCCGGCGGACGGGGCGAGTTGCTCGAGCGCATCCACGACGCACTCGAAGCCGGGGATGAACAGGTCCTAGAACGCGACCGGATGCGCGCGGAGTTTGCATCGTGACCGTCGACGAAGCGCTAGCGGTTGCGAATAAAGCAGGGTGGGCCAACTTGCCCGGCCGCGATGCGCTGGTGTGTGGCGTGCTGGCAGCCGAGGTTTGCCGACTGCGCGATGAGAACGCGAACCTCCACGAGGCATGTCAGTCGTTGCAAGTCGAACGCGAGAAAGCGCTTCGATCAGCGCGGGCATGGGAATGGCAGAGCACGCAAGCCGGGATCAGGCTCGCCGCGATCGAAGCGAAGTGCAAACACCCAGACGGCAACGAACAGTGGCGCGGTGACGGGCCGTTCGTACTCGTGTCCGAGCTGCGCGCGATTCTGGGCGAGGTTGCGTCATGAACGCCCGCGCAGACATCCAACACTTGGAACGCTTGGCCGAAGCAGTCGTCATTGTCGACGAGTTGAAGCGCAACGCCGAAGCGCTGTTGCTGAAGCACCAAGCAGCCAAGGCGCGGCTGGCCGACGCACGAAGACTCGTCGATCAATCACGGCGCGCGGGACTCACGAACGTTGACGTTGCCGAGTTGGCGCGAGCGCTGGGGATGCAGCCATGAAAGCCCGGTACAAACCGCAAACAACTGACCAGAAGCTTGGGTATCTCGTTGAGGAGTGCGGCGAGGTGCTGGCTGCCGTCGGCAAGACGCAGCGCTGGGGGCTCGACTCCACCAACCCGGAGATACCTGAGTCGGAGCAGGAGACCAATCGCGATTGGATTTTGCGAGAGCTGGACGACCTCGAGAACGCGGTGACGCTAGTGCGCGCCGCGCTTCGGGGTGAAGCATGACCAGGCCACTCAACTGCCCCAGCTGCGGTAAGCCGCCGCACGTAAGCTTCAACGTCGGCTACACGGTCGCTTGCACGAACTGCGGCGAAGGCGACTGTAGTTACGACGGCACGATGCACTGGACGCACATTCTAGCCGCTGCGATGGACCGCGAGCGGGCTATCCAAGACTGGAACGCACAGGTCCAGGAAGTGCTGGACGAGCGGCTTGATAACGGAGCGTTCACATGAACTACGATCAGGTAGCGCTGTATCAGCAGACGTCGATGCGCATGGCATCACCAGACGAGCCCAGCGATCAACTCCGCGCCGAACTCGCCCGACTACGCGGGTCCACGGCCGAGGCGGATCGGATCCGTGCGCAGACCGCTGAAGCTGAAGCGGACAAGCGCAACGCCTACCTTGCCGAATGGCAGCGGGGGATCGCGCGCGAATATAGAGTCATCCAGCACTGGCTTAGCGCCGGCTACGGCGACAAGGTATTCGTGCTCATCAGTATGCAGCACCACGCTGCCGAGTCGTCGCTGCGTGAACGCATGTCGAGGCACGTAGAATGACCCGCCACTTCCAGATAATCAGCGCCGCCGACCATGCCCGCAGCGAACTCATCACAACAGACTTCAACGCGCTGCTTCGGCAAACGAAGCACTCGGCCCAGTGGTGCACGCCCGAAGTGCTCGTGCTGGAAGGCGAGCCATTCACGGAAACAGAACTCGCGCAGATTGAAATTGCGAAACAGGAAGGCAGGGAGAAGTGAACGACGACGATATCGACATCACCGGAATCGATCGCGCCGCACTGTTGGTAGCGCTCTACCACGGGACCTGCGCTCAAGGGCTGGGCGTGCTTCACGACACGCCAACATTCGACCTCTCCGTCGCTGAGGACGTGTTGCGTAAGACAAGCGCGCCAGTCGTGCGTGTGCAGGGCGACAAGGTGAACTTCGACTGGGTCGCGGGCCGACCAATCAAGTGCGGCTTTGACGGCAACAAGCTTGTGCGCGCGTATGGGTACGACCGCGACGCGCCCGGCGGCGAAGGGTCGGCGCGCCGAATCGTCGAGAGCCTGCGCGCAAAGGTGGTGACGCCATGAGACCCACAGTCGACATCGCTGTCCAGCGCATGTGGCAACGCCTGATGCCGAAAAAGGTCCCGCTCACCATCGGCCCGGCGGAAGACGCCGCGGTCTGTGGGTCGTGCCTCTCGTTCATTTTGCGCGGGGAAATGTGCGCCATCCTCGACAAGCGGGCCACGTGTTCCGGCTGCTGGAAGACGCGCCCATGAGCAACGTCATCCACATCGACCGCGCTCGTCAACACGGCCTACCAACACTGACCGGAACCGTGCGCCGCTCAGGCTCACCCATCCGCCGCGATTTCATATTCGGCCGCACGCTAACATCTGCCACGTGCGTGGATTGCCACAACTACATCAGCGTCGGCGAGTACTGCACGCGTTTCTCCGACGGCACAACGCAGTGCGAACACTGCGGAATGCTGCCCGACATCTGATTACTTCGGGGGCGCACGTTGTGGCGTCCAGAGTGAGCGCATCCCCGCGGCTTCCCCCGGCCGTCGCGCCCTCTGGACGCCGTTGACCCAAGGAGAAATGAAACGTGGACAGACGAAACCTATCAGCGCCTGACGAAGCTGCGGACCCCTCGTACAGCGAGAAGACGCTTCAAGAACTCACAACCAACCAGCTCAAAACGCTGCGGGTGTCGGTGGAGGAAGTGCTTGCGGCGCGCGCCCAGAGACTGGCGGCGGAACTTGCGAGCATCCGGCCGAAGCGGACGCGTGGGCCGAATCGCAAGAAGCTGGCCGAAGAACTCGACGACGTTCCGGTTACGGACAGGGAGTAATCATGCACCTGCGCGTACTCACGAACAGCGAATTGAAAACGCTTCGAAGGTGTCCTCGTGAACACTTCCTTGCGTACGAGCAAGGCGTGCGCCCTGTCGATGAAGCCGAGGCGTTGCGCTTTGGTTCGCTCATGCATCGCGGTTTAGAGGCGTGGTGGTTGGCCGTGCAGTCTGGCGCTGACAGGCTCGACGCGGCAATGGCTGCGCTTGTCAACGCGGTTGACCCGTTCGAGGAGGCGCGCGCCCGAGAGATGCTAATCGGCTACAACGCTCGCTGGTACGATGAGCCGCTGGACGTAATCGCAGTCGAGAAGGAATTCCGCGCGCCGCTGGTCAACCCAGAAACCGGCGCTCCGTCACGCACGTTTCAGCTCGGCGGCAAGCTCGACGTCATCGTCATCGATCGGCGGGACGGTCGCGTCTACAAGGTGGAACACAAGAGCAGCAGCGAAGACATTGGCGTCGGGTCTAACTATTGGAAGCGCCTTACGCTCGACCCGCAGATCTCAACCTACTACGCAGGCGCGCGCGAGCTTGGCTATGACGTCGCCGGCTGCATTTACGATGTGTTGGCGAAGCCGGGGCAACGGCCGTCGCAGGTTCCGCTGCGCGACGAGAACAACGAAAAGATCGTGCTCGACGCAAACGGTAGCCGTGTGCGCACGAAGAACGGCAAGAAGTATCGCGAGACCGCGGACGCCGATCTGGGCTACGTGCTTCAGACACGGCCAGAAACGCCCGATGAATATGCCGAGAGAATCCGCGCAGCGATCGTGGAGAACCCCGACAAGTTCTACCAGCGCGGCACCGTTGTCCGACTCGAGACCGAAGAGCGCGACGCAGCGTTCGACCGCTGGCAAATATCCAGGATGCTCCGCGAAGCGCAGCTGTCCAACCGCTGGCCGCGCAACCCAGACGGGTGTGTTCGATACGGGCGGACATGTTCGTATTTTGGCGTGTGCACCGGAACCGAAGACATCGACGACCCGACACTCTTCCGCCGCACGACCAACGTGCACGAAGAGCTGACCCAAGATTACGCCGCGGACGCCGCGGAATAACTGACACGAAGCTCGAAAGAGGAGAGCGACACAATGCCTATCCCAGCAATACCAGCGTCACCGCCACGAGTTCAACCGCCACCCACGCAGCGAAGCAACCGACTCGCAAGCGTCATTCGCGGCAAACTAGAGAAGCCTATTCGCGTCGTGCTGTACGCAACCGATGGACTTGGCAAAAGCACCTTTGCGTCCAAGGCGCCGAGTCCCATTTTCATCGGCGCCGAGGACGGGACCGCGCAGCTCGACGTTGCGCGCATGCCGGACATCAACTCGTGGACTGACATCTTGGAATCGGTAGATGAGTTGTGCGACTCGACGCATGACTTCAAAAGTCTCGTGCTCGACACTGCCGACTGGGCGGAGCCGATGTGCTGGGACCGCGTGTGCCAGCTTGGGAAAAAGGAAAACATCGAAGCGTTTCCTTACAAAACTGGGTACACGGCAGCGCTGGATCACTGGCGTGTATTGCTCAACAAGTTCGACAGAGCGCGCGAGCGCGGGATGAACATCGTGGTTCTCGCACACAGCTGGGTGAAGACATTCAAAAACCCAGAGGAGGCCGGCGACTACGATCGCTATGAGCTGGCCCTGCACCACAAGGCCGGCGGCATGATCAAGCAGTGGTCAGACTGCGTACTGTTCGGCAACTACGAAACCTTCACGCACAAAGCTGACGGCGGTCGAACGAAGGGTGTTTCGACTGGCGCGCGCATTCTTCACACGCAACGCCGCGCTGCGTTCGACGCCAAGAACCGCTACGAACTTCCGGAAACACTGCCGCTCGACTGGGACGCATTCGCCGAAGCCGTGGCCGCGCATCAGCCGGGCGATCCCGGAATGCTCCAAGCGCGCATCGCGACCATGCTCGAATCCGTAACCGACGACATCAAAATAAAAGTCAAAGCGGCGCTCGCCAAAGTCGGCAACGACGCTTCCGAGCTCGCCCGAATCGCAAACAAACTTTCTGCCACTGTGAATCAGGAGACGACATGAGCAACCTACGACCAGGCACATTCGCAGCACGCGGCGTCAGCGGCGCACTCGGTTTCACCGAAGGCGGCAAGGAACAAGTCGCTGTGCAACTGGAAATCCTCAGCGAGGAGTTTCTAGGCGAGACCATCACATACTACGGCTACTTCACCGAGAAGACCCAAGAGCGCACGATTGAATCGCTTCGCTTGCTCGGCTGGTCTTCCGATGACCTGTTCGACCTGAGCGGCATCGGGTCGACCGAGGTCCGCGTTGTGATCGAGGAGGAGGATTACAACGGCAAGCTGCAGCTCAAGGTGAAGTGGATCAACGGTCCAGGCGGGCTCGCGCTCAAGGCGCCGATGAGTGACGGCGAGGCGCGGGCATTCTCGGCGCGGATGAAAGGTGCCGTGCTGGCAAGCAAGCAGCGAGCGCCGGCTACTACGGCAAGCCGACCGACGACCGCACGATCAGGAACGCAGCCGCAGCGGAACGGTGCGCAGTCGTCATCGCGTGGGCGCTACGACGATGACGCGCCACCGCCGGTTGATGACGATCAAATTCCGTTCTGATCTCGAAGCAAGGGGAGACTACAGTCATGAACCAAACCTATTGGGATCTGTCCGAAAAAGAACGCGCCCAACTCACCGAGTCCGAGGTCGAGCGCTACGTCGACTTCGAACTGATGACCAAGGGTGTGCTGAAGGTCAAGCCGCTGAAGCTGGTCGAAGTGCCGAAGATGCCGGAGTGTGACCTGACGCTCAGCGTGATCATGGCAGAAGGGTTTCGCGAGACCGACATAGGGTTTTTCCCTGACGAAGTGCCCTCGGCGGAGGCGGTGCTTTACGAGCACTTCCACATCGACAGCGAGTACGTGGCGGGCCAACTCGTGAAGGTGGCACGGCCGCTGAAGGCCAGCGCAACCGTCCAGCAAATCCGCGCGTACTCCGCCGACCGCTTCGCTACGGTTCGTGCCACGATCGAGAAAGCGGCTTCGGCCAAGAGCGCGAACGAACGGACTCAGCGTGAGCACGACGCGGCCCACGCAAAACAGCGCGAGGCGTTGAAGGGCCTTTGGGAAGATTGGCACGAGTGCGTGGCGAAACAGGAGCGCCTCGGTCGTATCGTCGACACGTTCCATGACTACGTGAAGACTGCGGGCGACAACGTGATCGCGGCGAGCTTTCTCAGCAAAGCATTCGAGGCCGGAGATATCGCCGAGGCTGCCGAGTGGTTCGAGGTTGCGATTCCGCTGTTCTCCGGCGTGGATGTGCCGCCGCCTGCGCCGGCCAATGGGCTGCAGGACGACATTTCATTCTGAGCTTACGACGCTGGGAAACGTGTGCAGAAGAACAGCCATGATCAACTCATACCCAAGCGCAAAGAACCTCGGCCATCCACTGATTGCCGACTTACTTCTAGACGACGTACTCGTGGAGGAGAAAATCGACGGCAGTCAATTTTCGTTCGGGTCATTCGCGGGCGAACTGCAGTGCCGCAGCAAAGGCGCGCAGATCGAAGTGGCCGAACCAGAAGGCATGTTCGCGCGCGCGGTCGCTACGGCCAGGGAACTGCACGAGGCCGGCCTCACGCGCGACGGATGGACGTACCGCTGCGAGTACCTGCAGAAGCCCAAACACAACTCGCTGGCATATGATCACGTGCCGGCAAAACATCTCGCGCTGTTCGACATCGTGGTCGGTGTCGAGTCGTACATGACGCCAGCCGCCAAGCGCGAGGAAGCGCTGCGTCTTGGCCTGGACTGTGTGCCGGCAATGTTCGAAGGCCGGGTGGAATCGGTCGAGCAAATCCACGCGCTGCTCGACACGGTCTCGTGCCTCGGCGGACAGAAGATCGAGGGCGTGGTGATCAAGAACTACGCGCGCTTCGGGCACGACGGGAAGATTCTGATCGGCAAGCACGTGTCCGAGGCGTTCAAGGAAGTGCACGCCAAGGAATGGAAGACCACGAGCCCAGGCGGCAAGGACATCCTCGGGCTGCTCTGCGAGGAGTACCGGACGCCAGCTCGGTGGGCGAAGGCGGTGCAGCACATGCGCGAGGCGGGCACGCTGCAGAACGCGGTGCAGGATATCGGCCCGCTGATCCGCGAGGCACAGAAAGACATCGAAGCGGAGTGTCTCGAAGAGATCAAGGAGAAGCTATCCAAGTGGGCGATGCCGCACGTCAAGCGCGCAGCCGTTCGCGGATTACCGGAGTGGTGGAAGGAACAGCTTCTGGCGCAGCAGTTCGGCGCAGACAACAAGGCGGGTGAACCATGAAATCTCATCTCTCAACCCTCGCCGCCAGCGCGCTCTGGTCCGCGTTCTTCCTCGCATGGCGCGTGATCGCCGCGCCGGAAGCCGAGCCGAACCGCGCCGACACCATGCTCGATCGATAGGGAGACCCCGATGCCTAAGCTCAAATGGAAACGCGCGGACACGGAAGACGGATGGGATCCAGACATTTGGCTCGCCGAACTTGGCGACGCATACCACCTCGTGGTCTATCCCTTCCATCCAAAGTTCGTCGAAGCGGGCGGGCTTGTTCTCTGGCCTGCTGGCGAAGACATCCTCGAATGCTGCGAGTGTGGCGATACGACCGAACAGCCGCCGCTTGTCGGGCAGCCGCGCACGCAGGCTGATGACACCGACGCCATGAACGCCGCCGAAGCGATGGCGGCCGAATGGTTCAAGGAGCAAGTGGGGGCGCTGCTGTGAAAACGTTTGTGCGCATGCCGGGGAACCAGTTCGTCGATGACGGGTGGGCATCACAGCTCGACGGCCGCAACACAGGCGAGAAGCGCGGCTCGCGATTCGGCGACCAGTTCAAGAGTAAGGCCGAAGAGCTGGTCGCGCACATCATGGCCAACCGCGAGCGCTACCTCGAAGCGTGGGTCGCAGAAACCGGATTGCATCCGAGCGAGTGCGAGCTGGTGGAAACGCAGTGGAACAACGGCGAGCGCGCGGTGCATGTTCGGCTGCGGAAGAATGACGCGACCACCCAGACGCTCTCCGGTGATGCGTTGGCGGCGGCGACCGCGCTGATAAAGCTGTGGCAAGACACGGACGGCGGTGACCCGCGCTACGGGGACCCGGGTCCGAAGATTGCTGTCGCTATCGACAAACTTGGTCAAGCGCTGAAGAGCGCGCCGCGCCCGTCGACCGACAACACATCAGCTCTACGTGCCCAACTCGCATCGAGAGACTCGGCGCTCGATGACTTGCGCGATCAGCTGCGGGCGGAGGGGGAGGTGGCCATGGCTTGGCGGCGGCGGGCCGAAGTTCTTGAGGGGCGGATGGAAGGTGTTCGGCGTTTGGTGGATGGGGCCAAATGACCGACGAAGAGTTACGCGACGCGTTCCAGCTCGATCCGGAAATCGTGATCGCCGCAATGACCAACGGCTTCCGGTTGATCTACGAAATCTGCTGCAGACGCATCAGGTTCGACATCATGTTTCGACTCGGGCAGGACCAGCTATTCGCGAATCAGGTCGCACGCGTCGCGATCGAGCACTGGGCGACGTCAGCGGGCACAGCGCAGACAGATGAGCAACTCGACGCGTTTTTGGATCGGGTCTGCGCGTTGGCGCCGCCGCCCGTGAAGGAAGAGGGGCCGACACCATGAGCAAACTACTCGAGACGTTCTCCGGATGGGTCTTAGACGTGGACATATTGGAAGCGCACTGCGGCGTAGTTACGCTTGAGGTCGACGCGGAAGACCCGATCGACATCAGCGTGCGGTGGCGGGTGTCGTACGTTGACGACGATTACGGCGGCTGGGAGTCGACCGTTGCAGAGGCCAAGTCCAAGGCCATCGCCGCCGCCGAGAAGCTGCTCGAAGAATCCGCCGCGTTGCTCGCCGAGTTGAAGCGACAGGCTTCCGCGCCGTGTGCGAACTGCGGCGGACTCGCACGACGGGATGGTCGATGCGTGGGATGTGGAAAGGCGATAGCAACATGAGAACCCGCAAGCCACTCACCGAGACCCAACGCCTCCGCATGCGCGAACGCCAACGCGCCCGATACGCATGGCGCAAAGAGCACGATCCGGATTTCCTCGAGCGCCGGAAGACGTACTCGAGGCGCAACTACGACGCGAGCAAGGAAGCCCCGTGGGCGTCACGCTTCGTGCGTCGATCCACGTCATTCAACGCGGCTGAGGTCGAGTTGCTGGCGACCATCCTTTGCGAGGCTGAGCGTTCGCTGGAATTCGCGAAGGTGGCAAAGACGCCAGCATTCGTGAGCGTTGCGAAGAAAGCGCGCAAGATGAAGCGCGCTCTTGAAGCGAAGGCGGAGGCTGCGGAGTGACGAAGCTCGCCCGCCGCGAAGTGCACCGCGCGGAGATTGTCCCGCGCAACGACGACAAGCGCACGCGGTTGCAGGCGATCACGCCGTGCGCGGTTTGCGGCTGGCCGGTTGATGGTGAAGCGGCGGAACAGGGCGACGACATTCACGATGGTGCATGTTGGGCAATTTTCAAGCGAGAGATTGCGGGCGATTGGACTGACTTATGAAAAACAAACTCCGCATCTCCGACGACCTCGCGCTGCCACTCGAAGCGGTCACGTCAACCTTCGTCGTGTACGGCGCGAAGGGAATGGGCAAGACCAATTGGCTCGCGGTCTTCGCCGAAGAACTCGCGAAAGTAGGGCAACGCTTTTCGGTGCTTGACCCAGTTGGCGGCAGCTGGGGGCTGCAGCACGCTAAGTCGGGCGATCGCGGCGGCTTAGAGGTGCTCATTCTCGGAGGCAGACACGGCGACCTTCCGATCGAACCGACCGCGGGGGCCGTGGTTGCCGATCTAGTTGCGGACGAATCGGTTAGCACGGTGGTCGATATCTCGCGCCGCGCCGACGGAAAGATGTGGTCAAACGGCGAGAAGATCCGGTTCGCGGCCGACTATATGACGCGTCTGTACGAGCGACAGGGAGAGAGCTGCGTCCCGCTTATGCAGATCATCGACGAGGCTGGCCGCATGTGCCCGCAAACCATTCCGCACGGCGCGGTAGACATCGCGCGCTGTGTAGGCGCGATCGAACAGCTCGTCGAACTTGGAAGAAACGTTGGCGTTGGCGTTACGCTGGTGACGCAGCGATCGGCGCGGATGGCCAAGTCCGTGAGTGAGCTTGCGGACTGCATGATCGCGTTCCGAACCGTCGGACCAAACTCCGTCGGCGCCATCCTCGATTGGTTCGGCGAGCATGTCGTGAAGTCACGGCACAAGGAGTTGGTCGGCCATTTGCGCACGCTCGACGTTGGCAGCGCGCTCGTGGTCTCGCCCGGCTGGCTGAGGTTCGAGGGCGTTGCGAAAATGCGTCCTCGCGAAACGTTCGACAGCAGCAAGACTCCAGCCCCAGGTCAGCGCAGCGCAAAGCCGGGGCGCGCTCACAAGCCGGACTTGAAGAAATACAGCGAGCGAATGGCCGCCACGATCGAACGCGCCAAAGCCGACGATCCCAAGGCCCTACGCGCACGCATCGCCGAGCTCGAAAAGCAGGCCAAAGCACCGAAGCCAGCAGCACCAGCCGCCCCACCCCCAAAGCGCGTCGAGGTGCCCGTGTTGGGCGCCAAGCACGAGAAGGCTATCCACGCGTTGCTGAAAGGTGTCGAGGCGCTTGGGGTCCGACAGGCTGCGCTACAGGCCAGCGCTGATGCTTTGACGCGGGAGCTGCAGACGGCGTTGAAGCCGCTGGTTGTGACGATTCCAGCCAGAGCTTTCTCGCAGCCGGTGGCGTCGCCGGTGCCACCGAGAACATCCACGCGGCCGCTGGCTACCACGCCAATGACGAAAGCTGCGGCGCGACCGACGCCAGCCAAGCCGCCGGACGACAGTGACACCACCATGAGCCGCGGCCTTCGACGTGTGCTGACCGTGCTGGCGCAGAACCAAAAGCCGATGACGAATCGTAGAATCGGCATCGCGGCTGGCGTGTCCCCGTCGCTGAGCACGTTCCGCGGCATCATGGCCAAGGCGCGCGCGAACGGTTGGGTGCTCGACGAAGGCGAGCGGCGAACGATTACCGACGCGGGCTTGGCGGCGTTGGGTCCGTTTGAGGCGTTGCCGACAGGCTACGGGTTATTGCAATACTGGTTGAATACGTTGAGCAAGGGACAGGCCGCGGTACTGCAGCGCGCAGCGGCGGAGTATCCGCGTACTATCTCGCGCGAGGAAGCTGCCTATGCGGCTGGCTGCGACGCCGCAAGCAGTACGCTGCGCGGCTATCTGGCAAAGTTGCGCGGGCTCGACTTGATTGAAGGCCGCGGCGAGATTCGCGCGAGCCAGGAGCTTTTCGAATGACCACAAACGTATACCTACTCAGCATCCTCGACACCCTGCAGATCGCGTGCTGCACGCTCGGAGTGTTCACCGTGTTTGCGTCAGTAGTCATGACGGTCGTCTGGCTGTCGTGCGCTTACGACGCGGACAAGAACGCGCACGACGTTGCTCAGGCAGCGCGAACAAAACCGCTGGCCATACGGCTGTTCGTGGCCGGCATCTTCCTGAGCTTCGCGGCGGCGTTACTGCCATCGGCGAAGTCCCTGCGCGACGCCTATCTCTACGTCGAGATGTCAAAGGTTGCGACGGCGGATAACGCCAGGCTGACAGCCGTCGAGATCACCAAGCGCATCGATCGCTTGATCGGCGTGCTCGACAAGGCTGTGAAGGGTGGCGGCAAATGACGACATCCAAGGAACACGCGAACGCGCTGCGTCAGCTTCGGGCACTGGCCGATGCATGCGACGCGCCGACCGACGCCGAGGGCTTCGACGTCTTGGGAGAATATGCCGACGCCATCGACGCAGCCATCGACGCAGCCATCGCGCTACTCGACCCACCGGAAACCCACGGCATGGGCCCCGGACCGTGCGCGTCATGCGGCACCAACTACGCCGGCATCGATCGCCCCGGTGGGTACTACTGCATGAACCGCGCGTGTCCCGCGTTTGACGGTGACACCAAAGACAACGCCACCACCGAACGCGAACGCTGCATCCACTTCGCGGTCGAGATCACGAAGACCGAGCTGCATCACGGTGTGGCGGAGATTGCTGACGTGATTCAGAGCGCGCGGAAGGAAGCGTTTGCAGAAACGCAGGCTCAACTCGAAGGCTTTGCAAAAGCGCTGAACGACATGAACGACGGTTGCCTGGAGCTTGAGGCCGATAACGCCCGGCTGCGTATTCAGCTTGAAGGATCGTTCGGCGGGGTAAGCCGAAACAAAATCTTTGAGATGGGCGTCCAGTCGGCAGCGCACAAGCATGCGACCTTGATCAAAGCGGCACGTGTCATCGAGTGCCGGCTGGATACTCGTGATTGGACTCTCCAACAACATGACGAACTCCGGGCAGCGCTCAAAGGTGACCCATGATCAACGACGAAGAGCGCGCTCACTGCGAGCTAGTCACCGACCGAATCGTCGAGGCGGTCGACATCGACTGGCTCGGCCAGACATGGAACTGGAAGGCGGTGCCGGCGATCATCGCGTCCGAGCGCGCCCTGGCCCGTGAGCACGCGGTGGCAGCTGGCATGCAAGCAGGCTGTGACCTGCAGCGAAAGCTCGATATAGCCGCGCACAACGAAGTCAGGGAACAGCGCGACAGCGTGGCCATTCGAGCGGAGGAGTTCGAGCTCCGCTACAAGATGGCGCACACGACGATCAGCTCGCTTGAGCATCGCCTAAAGGCCGCAGAGGCCAAGCTCGCCGCGATCGAGGCGCTGTCCACTGACGTCGGCAACGTGTGCGGCGTGGCGATGAAACTGCGCGAGATTCTCGGAGGTAAGTCGTGAGCGCGTCATCCCGACGAAAGCAGTGTCAGTGGTGCGGCTCGCGCCAAGACGTTGACGAGCCTGGCCCGCGCGGCACTTGCTACGGGTGCTCGATGTTCATGCGGCTCGACCCCGAGGCGTTCGCCAAGAAGCACCCCAGACGCGGTACCAGCAACGCACGGACTGGTGCAGATCAAAGGTTTTGGCGCGGTGCACCTGAATGCAGACCCGTTCGTAAAAGCCGACTCGCACAAGACCGGAGGTGAGCCGTGACCCGCCGCCTAACGCTACCCAGGTGTCACCCCGGCCAACGAGGCAACGCCGCGATATGCGCGATCAGGCGCTATCGACTGTGGCTGCGTTTGGTTTCCCGCAGAACGTTTCGGGGTGAGCCGTGAGAACCATCTACAAATACCCGCTGAACAACGTCGGCCTAAACGCCGTGCACATGCCGACTGGCGCGAAAATCCTCAGCTGTCAGCTGCAGCGCGAGATACCCACGCTTTGGGCGATGGTGGATGATACCGAGCCATTGCGACGGCGCCGCTCCACTGTTGTCGGCACCGGTCACGCGCTTCACGAGTCGGTGGATGCCAGGGGTTTCCTTGCAACGCTGCAGCTCGAAGATGGGATTGTGTTGCATGTTTTTGAGGTTGAGCCGTGAGCGCGACGGTTGACTGGACGGAGGTTGCCGGCTGTCTCCTCATGCAGGCAGCGCATGAGGAGACGCTGCCGTGCACAGGCAATGTCGAGTATTTCGAAGCCGCCGCCAAGCTGTGCGATGCGATGCCCGCGATCGAGACGTTTCTCGACGTGTGGCGCGCCGCCGGCGGCTGCGGCTCGGCAGGTTGTGAGGATGCGCCGGCCGGCGAAGGGTCCTGTTCGACATGCGGCGCCTATCAGCGCTTGCGGGAAGCGCTCAAATGAAACTAGACCAGCAAACAAAACGAGCGGTGTTTGACGGCGAAGACGGCGAGCGCCTCGTGGTGCGCTATGACAACCGCGGCGAGCCCTATCGATCAGGTGCGACATTCTCGTTCGAGCAAGGCGACATCGAGACCAGCGTGTTCATGGAGCGACGCGAGTTGGAACAGCTGTCGACGTGGTTGGTCGCGTTTCTGACCGAGGTGAAGCGATGACGCATCAAGAGACCGCGCGCGCGATCCTCGACTTCTACGGCGGCGATCACCGCAGGTGGTGCACGGGTGTAATGGCCCGTTCCAGAAGCGGCATCGAAGCGCACCAGACCAGCCCGACAGCGTGCAGCTGGTGCATCCATGGCGCGCTTTTAGCCTCGTGCCAGGGCCAGGATTGGTCAGCGTTTACCGAGGCGTTCTTTCGCAACACGCGAGGCGGGTTCGCAACGTTCAATGACGCGTCGGGCAGGACCTTCGCCGAGCTTGTCGCCAAGCTGGAGGAGATTGCCAATGGCTAAACGCAAGTTCCTGGTGGTCGGGCAAATCACAATCAGCGTGTCCACCGACGTGATGGCCACGTCCGCCGACGAAGCTAAGAGCATCGCGATGGAGCGTCCCATCATGAGCCTGTGCAACCAGTGCGCAACAGGCTCGCCCGAGGATGAATGGGTGACGAGCGGCGAACTGGATGGCGGCGATCCCGACAATGTCACCGTGATGGAGGATGACGACCTATGAAAGTCCACCCACAATCCGCGTTGGCTGAACTCGAGCGCGCAGTTCGCGCCGAGGTCGCGCGCCTCAAAAAGCTGATCACGCCAGCCGAGGCGTATCGCGCGATCGCGCTGCACCGCATCGACGGCAAGCCGACCACGCCAAGCCAACGCGAGAACCTCCGACGACAACTCGGGATCAGCGGCGCCGAGTGGCCACAAGTGATCGCCGCGGCAGAGGACGCGTGCATGCCGGTTCGCGAGTATTGCCGGCTGATGGTGCTGGTTGCCGCGGGCCATGGTGGCGTGGTCGATAGCATCGAGCGCGTTTCGGACGCGAGCTTCCACGCTGACCAGAGTCCGGGGTTGAAGGTGACGGTGAAGCGATGAACAAGATCGCCACCACAGACACCGCTGGCTGGAGACGTGAGGCGCGCAGGCAACGCAAGCACCTGGAGGATCTAACCACCACGGTGATGGCGTATCTCAAGCAATCAGACCTTGTGCTGCAGCAGCCCTCCAGCGTGGAACGAGGCAAGCGTCTGGCAGCGCTGAGCAACGCGTTGGAGATGGCCAACGATCAGGCTCGGTACTTCGGGCTTGGCATCAACTTCAGGACGGATAAGAAGCCATGACCGATCACGTAGCCTGGTCCGAGCTCGCGCCCTACTTCCGCGCGGAAGAGATCGACAGCATTCGCCGACGAGTTAGCGCCGCGCGCGATGCGTCCGAGCAAAAGCAGCTGGTGGACCGCATGGGGGAGATCGCGCGGCTGTGCTGCGGGATGGACACCTCCACGTTCGAAGGGCGGGAACGTTGGCTGGCGTTGCAGCACGAGTTTACGGGTGTGCAGAAGCGGTTGAACGACATTATGGGGGCGACGTGACCTGCGAAACGATCCACGGCAACGGCATCACGATCATCGCATGCAACCGGAGCAAGCGACGACCGGCGTGCAAGTTCTGCGGACGCGCGCAGTCAGCGACGAAGCTGTGTGACTACCCGTTGCGAGGTACGAAGTCCGGCAAGACGTGCAGCGCGAACATGTGCGATGCGTGTGCGGTGAAGCAGCCGGTGACGGCGCTCGCCGGGGATACGATTGATTTCTGCCCACCACACGCGCGGCTCGCGCAGCAGAAGGAAGTGGCGCCATGACCGAGAGGCCAATATTGATGAGCGCTCCGATGGTCCGCGCGCTGCTCGCTGGGACCAAATCCCAAACGCGCAGAATCGTCTCGATCGCCAACTCGCTCGTCAACGGCTCACCGCCATGCCGAAGCAAAGATTCCGACATCATCGAAGCCTGGTGCAATCTGGATTTCTCGGACGCACGGGTCGATCCGGGCCCGTCGCCGGCGGGGAACGCTGGCCCTTACCTCAAGATTGCTGGCGGAGATGAGTCTTATCATCGGGTGTATCCGCGAGCGTCGATCGGAGATCATCTCTGGGTGCGCGAGACGTGGCGTCGCCAAGGCTCGACAGAAACCATATCGGCGGTTCGTTACAGAGCGGACGAATCCAGTGACGAGGCCACGCATCATCGTTGGCGCCCCTCGATCTTCCTGCCGCGCTGGGCGAGTCGCATCACGCTCGAGATCACGAGCGTGAGGGTAGAACGTTTGCAGGACATCAGCGGAGAGGACGCGATAACCGAGGGCATCGACATACCGCGCTGCGGATGCGAGGTATGCCGACGTTCGCTGCAGATGTGTCCGGCGGATCAGAGCGCGGCGATCATGGCGTACGCAGAACTTTGGTCGTCGATAAATCACAAGCGCGCGCCGTGGGATTCGAATCCCTGGGTCTGGATCTACGAAGTGCGGACGATGTCGCCATGAGCTGGAACAAAGACGCGTCCGGTCTAAGCCACTACGTGTTCAGCACGCTCGGCCACGTCAGCGTAGCTATCGAAGACGCGTTGGCAACTCGTCCAACCACGCCATCGTGGTTCTGGTTCAACGGGACACCGTGCCCGATGCTCGACGGTGACGACGCGGCCGCGGTAGGCAGGCGTTGGAGCGAGTGGCGAGCGGCGTATCAGCAAGGCGACCTGATTCTCATGCTGCAAGGCACGCGAGGTACCAACCGATGAACTGCCCACTGTGCGGCTCACCAGCTGAAGAATTGTTCCTCTCGCTCGCGTGCACCAAACGCGGCTGCACGAACGGGCCAAAGCAACGCAGCGAGGCTGATGTGTTGGCGGAGGTCAAGGCCAAGCTGCTCGAGTGGTCGGGGTTGCCGGATGCGGTGTTCTCGTTGAAAGTCTTTGACTTCGGGGCTGGCCTCTGGCGCGTGGGCATCGTTGGCCATGACGACACAAAGGTTGTCGACGCACTCGAAAAGAACGGTAAGAGGAAGCTGGCGCTCGCTCTTGGTGATGCGGCCATCGCGGAGTTGTTTGGAGAGCCAGCCAATGAGTAGCCGTTGCCCCGCGTGCGGGTCTGCCGGTGAGATGCTGTTCAGCAGCTTTGCCTGCGACAAATACGGGTGCGTGAATGGGCCGCGGGGAGTCGAGGCCACGGGCCTATGGCTCGCGCTGCACACCGCTCCGGGCATCGAGGTTCCGCGTGAACTCGGCTACGGACGCGCGCCAATCGGATGGGCGATGCACGAGATCCACGACGCGTTCGTGAATCGCACGGAAGTCAGGTTTGCACAAGCGGTCGGTTCGTGGGCGGGCGGACAGCCGGTCAGGGCGTTCGCTGTGTACTGGAATGATGCTGGTGGCGAATGCTTCTACGAGTCCGGCGTGACCCACCCGACCGGCGTGTCGGTTTGCGGAACGGCGTTTTTCCCGCCGGGCGAGTTGCCGATGTTGAAAGCGTTGATGTCGGATGAGACAGAGCGACGTGTGCGGAGGTTCTGCAAATGACCGCCGACTACAGCCAGACGCTGCGAGAAATACGCGCCGACCGCGTGGGCACGCTGGCGAACGTCTACCGCCATCGACACCAGGCGTGGGTTCGCGACGACGCGGTTGCGTATTGCCATCGACTGGTGATTCGGATCCGCGCCATCGACGCGGCCCTGTGCGCGCTTCGGATTGTGAAGCCGGAGTTGTCGTGGTGCACGGACTGCGGAAAGCGACGCATGTTAGCTCACGACTTCTGCGAGACAGAGGTTTGCGCGGAGTGCGTGGGTGGGGATGTGGAGGATGGGTCATGAACGGACAGCACAAGGTGTGGGCGCAGACCATCGCCGATGGCATCGTCGGTATCGATAACGTTGACGACGTCGAGATCGGCGCGTCGTGGTTCCGAATCCATCTCGCATGCGGCAACGGCTTTTGCGTGACGTTCGGGATGCTGCAGCGGCTGGCTGAGGTGTGCGGCACGAACGTGATCAACCTGCAGGGGGAGAACGTTGGCAGCACGTATCCGGAGGTTGCTTCGTATATTGAGATTTTGAATGTGAGGTGGCCGTGAGTTCGAAACCACCCGCGCCCGACGCCGGCACCGTGAACGCCGAGATCCTGGCCAAGTTGCTGGAGTTGCAGCAGCAAACTTCCGACCAGGTTATCGAGCTTCGGAAGGCGCTCAAGGTCCAGCGCGCCGCAAAAGGTCCACGTAAACGCCGCGGACCGGTAGCATACTCGCCACCGGACACGAGCCCCGGTGCCGAGCCGAGCGAGATGCAGCGTGCGTGGGCCCGGAAACTCTTGAGGCAATACGGATGGCGCTGATGAAGAAACCAGAGATTCAACAACGGCCACGCGGAACGGGGTCGATCACGGCGATCTGGGACGAAGCCTCCAAAACGTGGCGCTACAAGGCGCGCTTCCCCGACCGACGAGGCGGCAGCATCCCCGGCGGCACGTGGGCAACCGAGGAGCTGGCGCACGTCGCGCTCAACGCACTGCAGCAAAGCGCATCGGTCGGGCTCACGCCACGCGGCGGCAAGAAGCTGATGGAGTACGGCTTCGAACGTGTCGACGCATGGGCGGACCGGGAGAACTCCAAGTCGAGCTGGCGATCGACATGGAGAACCACCGTCAGCAAGGCGCCGTTTGCCGATGGAACGCTCGAGGAGATCGTGTTCGGCGATGTGCGGGACTGGGCGGCGCAGCTTCCCAATCAGGTCTCGGACCGCACGGGCAAAGCGATCGATTGGCAGACCGCGAAGCACGCACTGTTTCTGCTCAAGCGTGTGCTTGATGATGCCGTTGGCGATGGACTGATCGCCGAGAATCCAGCAAAAGGAGTGAAGCTACCGAAGCGCCAGAAGCGGACCAGGGGCTGGGACTACCTGCGACAGCCCGAGATCGACTTTCTGCTCGCGATGCCGGACCTGCCGGAGAAGCAACGCAGCGCGTTCGCGTTCACGATCTACACCGGCCCGCGAAAGGGCGAGGTCGCCGCGGCTCGATGGGAGAACATGCATCTCCTGGACGAGCATCCCTACGTCGAGTTCTTCGCGAGCTGGGATACGGCCACCAAGAACGGCGAGCCGCGCGTCGCCGCGATCCTGCCGGCATGCCTGCCCTACATGCTGCATTGGTGGCGGCTGAGCGGTTGCCCGAAGACCGGCTGGGTGTGGCCGAGCCTACGTGACGGCAAGCGGCACGCTCGCGGTTACGACTTTGACTGGGGCCGCGACATCGACAAGCAAAACGGCGTGTGCTGGCTCGGCTGGAAGAACTGCGCCGGCATCCGACGGTCCGTTCGATTCCACGATCTGCGACACACCTGCGGCTCTCACTTGGCGATGGGCACGTGGGGCCGCCGCTGGCACCTGTCGGAGATCCAGGAGCAGCTCGGCCATCTCGATGTCGAGACCACCCAGCGCTACGTCCACATGGCACGCAGCGCGATGCAGGAGGCTGCGAGGGCCACGTTCTTGCCGCCCCGCCCCGAGACGCTCAAAGCAAGCGTGTTCGAAGCAGCAGCGGCAACAACAGGGCTATCGCGGACAGGTTCGCATCATGTCCAGGGAAACGAGAATCAATCCGAGTTTGACGGGCAAGTTATTGAAATCGTGGGTGCGCGCGATCTCGGATTCGGACCGAGGACCTTTGGCTCCGGAGGCCGAGACCCTGCCCTGTTTTCCGGGCGAATTCCGCTGCCCGGACAGGTTCCGGACATGTTGCACGCGATACTGGCTCAAATTGAAGCCGGTGTCGCGGTCGAACGAGCACAGGTTGTCGCAATTGCGCTGCCCGTTCTGAGCCTCGCGACGCGACTCGCCAAGCTTGCCGGCGACGTGCTGTCCGCGAACGACGCGAACCTCGAACCGCGGTGGCGTGCGCTCGTGGAAGCGTTGCTGCTCGAGGAGCGGGCGTCCGCGTTGGAGCTCACAGAACGGAGCGCGTCATGAACCGCGCCGAACGCCGACGCCTGTCCGACGAGCGATTCCTGGCTAGCGTTGATCGAAGCGGCGGCCCGGACGCGTGCCATCCGTGGACGGGCCCGCTCAGAAAAGACGGTTACGGCCAGGCTGGCAGAGGTGGCGCGCATCGCCAGGCATGGATCATCGAGCACGGGCCAGTGCCCGGCGGACTGAGCGTTTGCCACAGCTGCGACGCTCGCTACCCGCGAAGCGATGTCACCTATCGCCGGTGCTGCAACACGCGTCACCACTTTCTCGGGACGCATGCCGAGAACATGGCCGACATGGCGCGAAAAGGTCGCGCTGGAACAAAGCAGCCCAACAGCGACGAATACCGGGTGGCCATGTGGGATGCGCCCGAGCCCACGAAAGCCGACCTCGCGCCGTGGCTCGATGCCGCAGAGATTCCGAACCTGCGGCAGATTCAAGCAACGATGTCGCGGCACCGCCCTACCCGAGCAAGG